AACTGTATGGCGGCGCAGCCAACGCAATTATATCACAAGACAATATCCTAGATTAATATGCCAGTTATACCTACAGTCTCAGCTGGTATCTAGTGGACCCTGACACCTATAACAAGTTGGTCAAATCTCCAAAAAGAAATCTTGAAGGCTATTATCTCCTGGTACAAAGTGGTGGAGCACCGGTGAACAATCAAGTACCTGTAAACAACGGTACCAATCCCACTGTGCAAACATCTGGAACAGTGGGATATGGCCGCAGTCCATTTTTCCCGCTGGACTATTACATTGACAATCTTGAATTTGATGTAGCATATGCCGGGAAAGCCACCGGCGGCGCAGCCACATTTAGCAATTTAACTTTTACCATAACTGAACCCAATGGAATTTCGTTGTTGGATAATCTGTACAGTGCGGTGGCAGATTTGTACAGCAAAAAAAATATTACCAAACCTGGAGTTACTCCAAATTACTCTTCGGCTGCGTATGTCATGGTAATAAGATTTTATGGATACGATGTAGATGGAAATCTTGTGCAGCCTATTGCAAGACGTACAGGGGTCACAGATAGTCAAGCAGCAGTGGAAAAATTTATTCCTTTTAATATCACTGACATTAATTTTAAAGTAGCCAACAAGCTGGTTGAATATCAAATTGCAGGAACAGTACCAGGAACTGCTACAGGGTTTAGTACCAATAGAGGCAGCATTCCGCAGAACTTCCAATTTCAAGGAACCACAGTCAAAGAAATTCTGGTCGGAACTGTGGTACAACAAACAGCCAGCCAAGCAGCTGGAGACCAAACTAGAAACAATGTGCCTATACAAACCTCGCCGCCGGGCAGTAATAACACACAAGATCCTACACAACGGGCACAAGCAGTGTTAGCAGCCGCCGGCAACAACGGGCAGGGAGAAGGATAATATGGCAACTAACTCAGCACCACGACTTGGTGGCAATCCTGGTGACGCCACAATAGCCGCAGCCGCTCTGGCACCACGACGCGGCGGCAATCCCGGCGATGCCGCAATAGCTGGCGCTGCTCTTGCACCAGCCAAAGCCAACGCTGCACCAAAACCTGGAGCCACTCAAGTAGGGACTGGGTTGATAGCAGCACTCAATGCTTTTTGGGGAGGCATTTCCAAATCTAAAGGATTTATTCCTGACATATACGAAATCAAATTTGCTGATCCGTTGTTGAGCAATGCCAGCGTGGTGCCACCGGGCCCATTGGATAAAAGTTTTGCCGGCGGGTCTCTACAGGCCACTGCTGCTGATAAACTGTTGGGTGAAAAACAAAACATGAGCCCAACGGTAAGACAGCGATCGGCCACTGCTGGCCAACAGATACTACAGTTTATTGACACAGTGTTACGTAATAGCAGTTACATCACAGATCAACAAAAAGTAATATGGAATTCAAAAACAAATGAATGGGATTACAACGGAAAACCTGCACAAAATTTTGCATGGTTTAATATATCTTGTCAAGCAGAGCAACTGGAGTATGACCCCAAGCAAAACGACTTTGCATATCGAATGACATACATCATAGCACCATATCAAGTTCCGGTACTGAGCGAATACTTTGATAATGGATCTTTTAGAGGTGTACATAAAGTTTATAACTATTGGTTCACAGGGCAAAATTCTCAAGTAACGCAGTTTGAACAAAATTATAACAATGCATGGACACAGGCATTGACCAATGACGTATCTATTAGACGTGGTAATGAATCCATTCAAAGTCAAGTCAACAGCAGAGAGCAATGGAAAAAAAGATACATGCCAGCTAGTAATCAAGCTACACAAGGTGGTGATGGCAAAACATTTGAACCTGGTGCAAATGCTGCTGATTACTTGTACACTACAGATACCTCAACAATTGCCTTGCATATATTAGGAGATCCGGCTTGGATTCCGCCACCTACTAATATACAACCGGGACAATTTAGTTCATCTCCATTTTTTGCCGATGGCAGCATCAATACCACTGCCAGCGCAGCATATTTTGAGTTTGCCTGGAACCAACCAACAGACTACAACCCCACAACTGGATTGATGGATCCTGGACAAAACAACTTTGGAGCCAACCGCACTGCTGGTGTGGCCGGTATTGCGCAGCAAGCAATATCGTATCAAGCCATAAGTGTTAAAAGCATATTCAGCAAAGGTAAATTTAGTCAACAGTTAAATGGTACATGGTTACAACAACCAGCCAAGAACACTGTGGCCAAAGCTGACACTGGCAGAAATACCGATCCACCGGTACGAACCACGGTCACTGGCAAGCCTGGCGAAACTGCAATGGCCACAGCCGCTGCCTCAGTTCCGACAACTCCACTGCTGGCTGGTGCCTCGGTGGCCAGTATCAATAATGTACAAGATCCAGCACAAGCAGCAGATGCAGCCCGTGTATCTTCATCAATTGCAGCCAATTCAATCACATCTGTCAACAATGCAGAATTACTGCCGGCAAAACCTCCTAGTATTGACGGTGCAGAGTCAAATACAGAATTTCAACCGCCACCTACTCTACGAGGAAATCCCACCGCTGGGTTTGATGGCCTAGATTTATCACCAACTGCTGCTCCAACCCCAACACAAGGTATTGTGAATGACGATCAAGGCGGACCCCGATAAAGGAACTATTTTATAATGGCAGACAATCTTAATCAAGCAGCAGGAAGAACAAAGAATTTCAAGTTTGATCGCGGCAGCACACCAGCGGAAATGGGTCCGTTCATTGGTCGTATTGTAAGTAACGTTGACAGCACCCGTACAGGTAGGGTCCAAGTGTTTATCGAACAATTTGCTACTGGGCAGCCCAGTACCAATCCTGAAACATGGAGGTGGGTAAGATACTTGCCACCATTTTATGGTGTGACAGAAAAAACCAGCACCAGTGCAGATGCAGGATCATATCCGGGCAATCAACAAAGCTATGGCATGTGGTTTACTCCCCCGGACATTGGAATATTGGTCATGTGTTTTTTTGTTGAAGGTGATCCTGACAAAGGATATTACATTGGCAGTGTGATTGATGACAGTTTAAATCATATGCTACCAGCTATTGGAGCGGCCACACAAAATCAATATGTCACCCAAAACGAAACTCAGACCGCATATTTTGTCAATGCACCACAATTGCCAGTTACTGAAATCAACAGCGCCAACAAACAGGTTGATCAGAACCCACGATTCTTTGAACAACCTAAACCTGTTCACAGTTATCAAGCTGCTATCTTTTTCCAACAAGGACTGGATAGAGATCCTGAACGTGGGCCTATCATATCCAACGCACAACGGGAAAGTCCAAGCACAGTATATGGAATATCTACGCCAGGACAACCGATCTATCAAGGTGGCTTAGATCCTGCTACCATACGCAAACAACTCAGTACAGGTGCAATTAACCCGCAAGATGTCACAGTGATTGGACGCAAAGGCGGGCATACTTTGGTAATGGACGATGGCGACTTAGAAAACAAAAATGCCTTGTTTAGATTGAGAACATCCAAAGGTCATCAGATCATGATGAATGATTCAGAAAACTTTTTTCAAATTATTCATGCTAATGGACAGACCTGGATAGAGTTTGGACAAGAAGGTACAGTTGATGTATTTTCAACCAATTCCGTAAATGTTCGTACACAGGGCACTATCAATTTGCATGCTGACAAAGATATCAACATGTATGCTGGTGGCAATATCAGCATGAAATCCAATGCTGCTACCAACATTGGATCAGTAGGCACCATGAACATAGCCAGTCAAGGCGAGATGGTTTTATATGGACAAGCAACTGTGGGTATCAAAGCCGACGGGGCACTGGCATTGCAAAGCAAACTGGTGGGATCATTTGCTGGTGCTTCGTTGAGATTCAAAGGATCAAGAATAGATCTCAATGGATCAGCACCAACTTCAGTCAAGACACCTAGATTGTATCCCAAAACCACATTGGATGACACTGTGTTTGATAATTCAACTGGGTGGAAAGTAAAACCCAACTCTTTAGAAAGTATTGTTACCCGTGCTCCTACCCACGAGCCATATCCATATCACAACAAGGGTGTGGCAGTGAATGTAAATCTTGGTGGCACTGGTTCTCCTTCCCCACCGCCAGCAGCAAAACCAGTTGCAACTAATTACAGCATAGTAAGAAAATCATGAGCAATTTTACATTTACTGGACCCAATGGAGAAGTTTATGAAATTCAAGGACCATCCACTGCTACGTTTGCACAAGCAAAAGCAGTATTTGATCAACAAATTTCCACAGGTGGGCTTACAGGATTACCAGTGGGCGGTCTTGTGAATGCAGTTACACAAGCTGCCGGTGGGCTAAGTTCTGCACTGGCACAGCTGGGTCCTCAAGCAATCAAGCTAACAAAACAAATAGGCAATTATATCAATTTGCCAAATTTGACTGGATTACCAGTGCCTAACGCTATCACTGTCAGCAACTTTGTTGATACCAAAACAACATCACAAGCCATTGGATCCATTGGCTCCGCACAGATACAAGGGCTAGTGGCCCAGACTGCTGCATCAGTGAATCAAGCCGCAGATGTAATTACCAATACCAAAGGGCTGGGGCAATTTGGATTAAATGCTGATCAACTGCAATCAGCAGGATTAATTAAACCAGGACTTGCTGAGCAGATCAACCTGGATCCATCTAAATTTACCAGCATACTATCCAGCCCTACCAGCTGGACTGGCAAATCGGGAGCCACAGATCTAGCTTCAGTGCTGAGTAGCAGCAGTTTGCAAACGTCAGTTCAGCAAGGATTAATGAACACAAACTTTGCTCAACTTAAACAACTAGGTACTATCACCGGATTAGAATCAGCAACACAACTAGGTCCGTTAGTGAATGTAGCTACCAAATTTGGTTCAGAAACTGCAACCAAATGGTTATCTAGTGCAACCGGAGCATCTGGTATCACCGGTGCATTAACCAGTGGATTGGGCAGCAACGTCAACAGCTTGTTATCCAGCAGTGGAGTAGGCGGCTTGTTGTCAGGTGGTGGCATTGGTGGGTTGGGAGCAGTACCGGATGTGTCATCAGTTATAGATGGATTTGCTCAATCTGCACAATTTGCCCAGGTATTTTCGCTTGATAGTTCTTTTTTAGCCGGCGGTGGTAACCCACTTGAAGCAGGCACTGTCACACCCACTGCTGTTATAAACACAGTGAATAGACAAACTGTAAATCAAGCAGTGTCGGCCATCATTGGCAATAGTAAAATACCTGTTCCTAATTTTGTACCTGCTGCGTAAATTTGCTCCGTAATCCTGTGGATAAATATAAACATGCCTACATTCATTGGATTCAACACACAAAATCAATACAAGAAGTTTACCTTGGTAGACCAAGAGTTAATCAAGCGCGATCTCCTAAATGCATTTAATATTTTGCAAGGCCAATTGCCCGGCCGCCCTGCCTATGGTACTATATTGTGGGATTTCTTGTTTGAAAATCAAGATCAAACCACTATGGCTGCTATCTTGCGAGAAGTGCAACGTGTGGCCGGCGGCGATCCTAGAATATACATTGCTGATATAAATTTATTTCCACGAGATAACGGTGTGTTGATTGAGATCGAAGTGCAGTTTGTTCCTAATACAGATTCTCAATTGCTGAGTGTGTTCTTTGATCAGCAACAACGTAGAGCTACTTTTGTATAAACATAGCCGTTTATATATTTAATAAATAACAAATAACAACGGACGATCATGGCAACCACTACTAGACAAACAGTTATATTCGGAGTAGAAGATTGGAAACGCATCTACCAAACCTACAGAGAAGCGGATTTCCAAAGTTACGACTTTGAAGCATTACGCAAAAGTTTTGTAGATTATCTACGCCAGTACTATCCAGAAACGTTCAATGATTACATTGAAAGTTCGGAATTTATTGCACTGTTAGATGTAATAGCATTCATGGGTCAGGCCATGAGTTTTCGTAATGATCTCAACACCAGAGAAAATTACATAGACACAGCTGAACGTAGAGATAGTGTTGTTCGTCTAGCCAACTTGGTAAGCTATACCCCTAAACGAAACACTGCTGCCAGTGGATATCTCAAAGTATTTTCTGTTCAGACCACTGAAAACGTTACAGATTTCAATGGTATAAATCTAGCCAATGTCACAATCAACTGGAATGATCCCACCAACTTCAATCGGCTAGAGCAATTCACTGCTATTGTGAATTCTGCCTTGGTAGATACACAAAGAGTAGGTCGCCCGGGCAATCGCGAAACCATTGTGGGCGTGGACACATCTGAATATTCAATCAACTTGGTACCTGGATTTTTGCCAGTGTTGCCCTACACAGCCACAGTGGACGGTGTGAATATGCCGTTTGAAGCAGTGAATGCCACATCAGCAGGTACACCAAAAACATCACCATTTATCTTTGAACCAGCACCACAGCCCAATGGCATTTTTAACATGTTGTTTCGCAATGACTCATTGGGATATGCAGCAGCCAACACAGGATACTTTTTTTATTTCAAACAAGGTGTGTTGCAGAATCAAGATTTTAACCTAGCTGAACGTATTCCTAACCGCACAGTGAATATCAATATCGAAGGCGTGAACAATGAAGATCGTTGGTTATTTCAGCTGGACAATACTGGCACAGTCACAAAACAATGGCAGTATGTACAATCAGTATATGCAGCAGCAGCAGAACAGTTGGCCCCTGATCAACGCAGTTTATTTTCAGTCACGTCCAGGGCCAATGACCAGATTACATTGACCTTTGGCGATGGTGTATTTTCAGCTATCCCCACAGGCCTATTCCGTGCGTATGTTCGTGCCTCAAACGGATTGCAGTACATTATCAATCCTGAAGAGATGCAAAGTGTTGTGTTACCTATCAGCTACATCAGCAGATCGGGGCAGTTAGAAACTATCACATTCACTTGTGGTATCACAACACCAGTGAGTAATGCTCAGGCTAGAGAAACCCTGGACGAAATCAAACAACGTGCTCCTGCCAGATACTACACACAGAATCGAATGGTCAATGGTGAAGATTACACCAACTTCCCGTTTACTGAATACAATTCAATTATCAAAAGCTATGCATTAAATCGTGCCAGTATTGGTACTAGTCGATATCTTGATCTGGTGGACAACACTGGCAAATACAGTTCAACAAATATTTTTGCATCCGACGGTGCCATATGGGAAGAAAATCTGCTGCCTACATTTTTATTCACTTGGCTCACAAACAACGACATAGCCAATGTGATTACCAATCAGATGCAGCCTTTGTTGTCAACCAATGCATTTGTGCAATTTTATTATGCTAATTTTCTCAGACCCAGTTTGGCTGTGTTGAATCTAACATGGCATCAAAGTACCACATTGGCCAATGAGACCACTGGATATTTTGAAAATCAGTTCGGACCAGCACCAGTGGGTCCTTTTACCAGTAACAATGCAAAATTTATCACAGTGGGTAGTTTGATCAAATTTGCAGCACCTGCGGGCTATTTCTTTGATTCAACCAATCGTCTTAAACTAGGCATACCCACCCTGGCCGACGAACGTTTATATTTCTGGGCCAGCCCGTTAAGCATTTATGCCGATGGCACCAATCAAGGACAAGGAAACTTTGCTGACGGAATTGGACCGGTGGCGCTGAATGTATTTGTGCCTACTGGTGCTATACCAGAAATTGTAATCCCCTTGTTGATTACAGTTTTCCCCACTAGCTTGGTCACTGCAATTACTCAACAGATCTTGTTGTATAGAAATTTTGGTCTAGGATATGACAACACTGGGTCAATTACTGGTACACCATACACATGGTATCTCATCACATCTAACAACTTGGCTGTTGATGCAACGTTTAGTTTGGAATATGCAGGCAACACATCGGGCACCAATCAAGATGCCTCATGGATGATACAAGCTGTAACAGATGGAGTAAACTACAACATAACCAGTCGTGCCTTGGTTTACAACTGGGGATCGGTACTACAAACTAGATTCTTCTTTGAAAACAATAACCGCATCTATGATCCAAGACTTGGAACAGTGATTAACGATTTCATTAATGTATTAAAAATCAACAGTTTACCTGATTCAAACAGTCCACAACCTGGCGACATCTATCTCAAGATAACTGGCCAGCCGGTGGAGTCTGACGGCCTGGTTGACGATTTTCAAGTGATTGTGAGCTATGAAGATCGCAACAATGATGGAGTAACTGATGATCCAGATTTCTTCAATGAGATCGTGGCACCAGATGTTAATTCAAATACAAAATATGTATTTTTCCAAAAGACTGTGGATTTTGATAATCTACAACGCTACTTGTTAATAGCACAAGGTGTGGTAAACAGTGACTATGCCATGATGGACGACATTGAGGCAGTCAAAGCTGAATATGTTACAGGACAGATGTTTTATGCATATTCACAAGTGATAACAGTGGGACCCTTGGCTGGACAAATTGGTGCATTTTATCAATTGGCATTGAGCACCAATGGGACAAAAAGTCTAGTTGATGTCACAGCAGAATGGTTGGCCAGAGTAGGACGTTCAGGCATGTATTTCCAATACAGGCATAATGCTCCACTGACTGATCGCATTGACCCAGGAACCACCAACATCATTGATTTGTATGTGGTCACACAGGCCTATTATACAGCATATCAAAACTGGATTAGAGATACTACAAATACTGTAATCAAACCTGATGTGCCCACAATCAACGAACTCAGTACGTCATATCAAGGACTTGGTGCCTACAAAATGATATCAGACAACATAGTAATAAATTCAGTCAGCTTTAAACCATTGTTTGGTCCCAAGGCTGCTGAAAATTTACGTGGCACTATCAAAGTAATACGTGCTGCCAATTCAACTGCCAGCGATAGTGAAATCAAAACACTAGTGGTGGCTAACCTAAATGAATATTTCAGCATTGACAAATGGAATTTTGGAGATACATTTTATTTCTCTGAACTAGCAGCTTATGTACACAGCAATATGGGTGGCATTGTTAGTTCCGTGGTGTTGGTACCATTGGATCCATTGAAATATTTTGGAGATTTATACGAAATAAATTCAGCACCCAACGAGATATTTGTTAATGGTGCCGGAGTAAGCTCGGTAGAAGTTATCACTTCATTGACTTCCACTAACTTGAGAACTGCACCAGGCAGTGGAGTAATTTAATGGCCACAACAAAGTCGGTAGATTTTCTACCACCAATATTCCAGACCAGCACTAACAAGCAGTTTTTATCAGCCACATTGGATCAACTGGTCCAGGAACCCCAGTTCAAAAAAACACAAGGATTTATTGGTCGGCATGTGGGCCCTGGAGTAAATCCCAACGATTACTATGTAATTGAACCCACTGCCACACGATCAAACTATCAACTAGAGCCAGGGGTGATCAGCCTGGTGCCTGATACCAATACCATTTCTGATGCCGTGACATATCCTGGTATCACTGATGCCATTGGTCGCCAGGGCGGTTTCACTAATAATTCTTCAAGATTGTATACCAGTGATTATTACACTTGGGATCCTTTTATTAACTTTGATAAGTTTACAAATTACAGTCAATATTATTGGTTGCCTGGTGGTCCTCAGGAGGTGGGAGTAAGTGCTACTGCTATTCCAACCACAGCCACATTTGATGTCACTAGAACAAATAGCAGTTATGAATTCTCTGGCATTGGCGGAGAGAATCCTGTACTCACACTGGTGCGTGGCGGCACCTATGAGTTTGCAGTCAATCAATCACCTAATGCTTTTTGGATACAGTCAGATCCTGGTGTGAATGGAAGATTGCCATATGCACCCAACATCAGTTCCAGAACTGTGCTGGGAGTAACCAACAACGGAACTGTATCGGGCACTGTTACTTTTAGTGTACCTTATAAAAATGCACAACAATTCTATTACAATCTCGCACTGGTTCCAACTACTCCCACCGCTGGCCAAGTTGATCTGATCACCAACATTGATTACAATCAAATTAACAATGTTCTAGTATCAACATTTTTTGCCAACTATCCAACTGGCATAGATGGTATAACTAATCTTCAGAATCGCACTGTTGTATTTGACAATACCACAGCTCCCACTGACATATATCAAATACAATATGTGACCACTGGGGCAGGGCAAACTATACAATTATTACCAGTATTATCAGTATCAAGTCTAAACAAGTTTACTATCATGTTTGGTACTGAATACAGCACAACACAATGGTATCTCAACGCATCAGGATATTTTGAACAAATACCATTGTTGACTGCAACTCAAGATCTGTTATGGTATCAAGATGGTACCAATCCAGATATTTTTGGGCAAATTAGATTGGTAGATCAGACTCTGTCTGAAACTATCAATGTGGATACTGAAATTCTTGGCAAGAAAACTTATACTTCTCCCAACGGAGTAGTGTTTACCAACAACTTACAGATCACATTTGAAGGTAATGTTGTTCCCACCAGCTATCAGGGCCAGACCTACTTTGTGGCCGGGGTAGGCACTGCAATACAACTTTTGTTAGTGAGTGATTATGTCACACCAGAAAGTGTACGTACTGCCAGCATACCTTGGGATTTTGTTCCTTGGGATTCCAGCAACTGGGACGGAACACTTAATCAACCACTGGATCCTGACTATATTACCATAGCACTGGATAGCCCTGATCTCAATGCCTGGACCAGATCAAATCGTTGGTTCCATATTGACGTGATAACAGCAGCCGCTACCTACAATAACACAACTGCGGTATTAAACAACAACTTCCGTGCAAAAAGACCCATCGTGGAGTTCCGTGGCGGAACACGTTTGTACAACATGGGTACCAAAGCCAAACAGCCAATAAACATAATTGATCTCTATCAAACTGACGCATTATCAGAGGTCAATGGACAAACCCAATACTATGTCTTCGAGCAGGGGGTTCCGGCGTACGAGCTACAACAAGGTGACAGAGTTATTTTTGCACGAGATACGGACCCACAAGTGCGTGATAAAATTTATGTGGTGAACTTTATCAGTCCTGCATCTGATGAATTGCATGACAGTACATTGCATTACCCACAACCGGTTATTGATCTTGTGCCTGCAGATGACGCACAGGCTCTGATAGATCAATGTGTGGTTTGTTTAAATGGTAACACACTTCAAGGTGCTAGTTTCTACTACGACGGTGTACAGTGGATTCAAGCGCAACGTAAAACAGCCGTTAATCAAAATCCCATGTTTGATGTATACAATCAAAAAGGCTACAGTCTAGGCGATCGTGCTGTATATCCAAGCTCAACTTTCTCAACTACCAAAAACAATCTTGGTACCATAGTGGGCGGTAGTCCATTGTTCAGCTATGCCGTTGGCCCAGGCACAGTAGCAGACACAGTGTTGGGATTCCCATTACGTTATCTCAGTTTGAACAACATAGGTGATATTGTATTTGATAATAATTTGTATGTGGATACATTTATCTATGTCAAAGATAATGTACAGCAAACTGAAAATATCAGCATAGGTCATGTTCGCCAATATGAAAATCGCACTGTGTATGTGAACGAACTTGGCTGGCAACCAGCAGTGACCAAGAGTCAAGTTTATCAACAATTTAGTTTTACATACACTACCACACCTATAACAGCTTCTATCTCGGGCACAACAATGACAGTGAGTCAAGGCCCAGCCAATGGATCACTGTTGATAGGGCAAAGCCTTGCTGGAAAAGGAGTGACACCAGGCACACAAATTACAGGATTACTTACTGGCACAGGCGGAGTGGGGACATATACTATCACCCCGGAACAAACTGTGCTGTCAGAAATTATCACAGCAACCACTCCATTGGTGTTGGATGTAGCAGCCTTACCAACAGGAGCAGTGCCCAGTGTCAAGGTGTACGCTACCAGTATCTCTCAAAATTACAGTATCTTATTCCTGGATCCAGGCAAGTACACAGTTACCACAACAGACAACACCACAATTATTAGATTTTATCCCACAACAGAAATATTGCTCGGTGATATAGTTGAAGTGTTGGTACTCAGTGATCAAGTAAGTGCTGTTGGGTTCTATCAAGTTCCAATCAACTTAGAAAACAATCCATTGAATGGCAATAACCCATACTTTACATTGGGTACTGTCCGAACACATTATGACACCATTGCACAAAATCTAGTGAATTTGACTGGAGCAGTGAATGGTGCCAACAACACCAGAGATCTTGGTAACATTGTACCGTACGGCCTGAGCATTTTACAACAAAGCTCTCCAATGACATTGGCTGGGTATTTCTTACGCAAACCTGATTATGATATTTTTGCTTCGTTGGAATACAACTCAAGAGAATACGAAAAATTCAAAGCACAGTTCTTGAACACAGCAGCCCAAGGTGACTACACTGATATGACTGTGCCGGCTATTCTTGATGCAGTATTTTCTGAAATCAACATAGGGCGTACAAGTTCAAATCCGTTCTACTGGTCTGACATGTTGCCTACTGGTACTGTATACACACAGTTACAGACCACGGTCACACCTATCACTGGACAGGTATTTGATCTTACACAAGTATACAATTACACTTCAGCAAATTATCAAGCATTGTTGGTATACCTCAATGATCGATTGCTGACAAAAAATATAGAATACGTTGTCAGTGCTGATGCACCTGTTATTACTATTCTAATACCAGTGGCAGTGGGTGATGTGGTAACCATTCAAGAATACGAAGCCACGTTTGGTAGTTATGTTCCCAACACTCCTACCAAAATGGGATTGTACCCAGCGTATGTACCTGAGATATTTTTAGATGAAACTTATGTAACACCCACCTTTGTGATACGTGGGCATGATGGATCTATTACCAGAGCATTCAGTGATTTCCGTGATGCATTGTTGTTGGAATTTGAAACAAGAATTTACAACAATCTGAAACTGGATGGCAATCCTGTTCCGCTGACTTCTGCTGAAGTTATCCCGGGTGAATTCCGCACCACAGATTACAGTCTAACAGAAATTCAAAATATCCTGAACCAGGACTTCTTGACCTGGGTGGGCTGGAACAAGCTAGATTACAAAACACAAGATTACATTGCAACCAACGAGTTCACATGGAATTACAGCACAGCATCAAACAAACTCACCAGAAATCCACTGTTTATCGGCGCCTGGCGCGGCATATACAATTACTTTTATGATACTATCTATCCAGCCACACGGCCTTGGGAATTGTTGGGATTCAGTGAGCGGCCAATTTGGTGGGAAACACAGTACGGTGCTGCTCCGTATACCAGTGGCAACTTGGTGCTGTGGGGAGATCTAGCAGCCGGCCTAGTGAGAGATCCAGTGGCACCATATGTGCGACCTGAGTATGTGCGTCCTGAACTATTACAAGTGATACCAGTAGATAGTGAAGGCACATTGTTAAGTCCACAACAAGTTGTGGTAGGTAATTTTAACCGCAATGATTTCCGTAAGAGTTGGGTAGCAGGAGATGATGGCCCAGTTGAAAATGCCTGGCGTACCTCAAGCGCATATCCGTTTGCTATAATGAGATTATTGTCGTTGACTCGACCAGCCGAGTTCTTCTCATTGTTTGCTGACAGAGATCTTTATAGATTCAATACAGACTACGATCAATATCTATACAACAATCGTTACCGACTGGATGCCAATGGGGTTGAAGTATACGGCAATGGTGTCAGCAAGGCCAGTTATATCAATTGGATTGTGGATTTTAATCGTGTAAGCGGAATCAACTCAACTACTGCACTCACTGCTGATCTTAAAAATCTTGATGTGAGATTGTGCTATAGAATGGCATCGTTCACAGGTAAAAATTTACTTGAGATCTACACAGAAAAATCTAGTCCCAACAGCTCGAACTCCAGCTTGTTACTACCAGATGCTAGTTATAATTTGCTATTCTATAAAAATGTACCTTTTGCACAACTCACCTATTCCAGTGTGATTGTACAAAGCACTACTAATGGATGGGCAGTGTATGGGTACAATATGTCGCACCCGTATTTTAATATTTTACAAAGCAAGATCAATGGTAATCTAGCTACCATATCAGCAGGCAGCAGCACAGTTCGGGTGCCAGTGACTTATACCAACAATGTAATACAGATACCTTATGGCTATGTGTTTACTAATCAAACATTATTGGCCGACTTTTTGTTGAGTTATGGTGCATTGCTACAAAGCCAAGGCCTGGTATTTAACACATTGGAGAATGGTTATGTGTTGGACTGGAATCAAATGGTCAGCGAGTTCTTGTACTGGAGTAATCAAGGATGGGACACTGGCAGTATTATTAATTTGAACCCCGGTGCTACCAAGTTAATTGTTGAACGTGCAGGTGCTATTGTGGACAGCATTGCAGTACAGACTGCAGAAAACATGGTATTGAATGCTGACCGTACTCCATTCAATGCCAGAGATTTAGTAATTGACCGGCTGGATAATACTTTCACTATTTCTAGTTTGACTACAGAAACTATAAACTTCCTCAACATCAAGTTTACCAGTTATGAGAATATGATTGTGTTGGATAATGTCAGTATCTTTGCTGATTTGATCTACGATCCTATTACCAGTGCAAGACAAAGTCGTGTGAGATTGGTAGGATGGACCACCACTGAATGGAACGGGCAACTGAATGCTCAAGGTTTTATATTAAATCAAGACAACGTGGAAGAGTGGAACCCATTGAAGAAATATGCTCGCGGCGAGATTGTAAAATGGAAAAATACTTATTACAGTGCAATTGACATAGTACAACCAACAGCAGCATTTGATATCAATCGCTGGAGAGTTTCTAACTATACTCTGATACAACAAGGATTATTGCCTAACTTGCCCAACAAGAGCAATCAGTTGGCCAACAGCTATAATATCTATACTGCCAATCTTGAACTCAGTCAGGACCTGTTCTCTTATGCATTGATTGGGTGGAAGCCGCGACAATACATGGTAAATTTGGAATTGGATAGCACCAGTCAAGTCAGCTTGTATCAACAATTCTTAGGTACCAAAGGTACATTACGTGCCACTGACATATTTTCTTTTGCTGATATAGGGCATGGCCCAACACAATATCAGATTTATGAAAACTGGGCAATATTGCGTGGAGTATATGGTGCCAATGCCAATCGAAGTTTTTACGAACTGCAACTCAATGAGGCATTGCTTACTGCTAACCCTAGCACTATTCAAGTTATCCTGCCTAACGAATCCAGTTTGGCTGAACAAACAGTGTTGTTGAACAACATATGGAAATCCAGTTACAAAATAACTAGTCCTAATATATTAACCACCAGCATCCAACCGATAGAAAATTCAGCATTACCCAGTGCAGGTTATGTAAACTTTGATGATGTTGATATCACAGTGTTTGATATATCAAATACCTCTGAACTAAGCGCCAACATTGATTCTATAAATTTAGGTACCACAATCTGGGCGGCCAAGATCAACAACTACAACTGGGGAATTTTTAGAACCAGTCAACTGCCAGGATACTTAGATTCAGTTACTACAAATCTTGATGGCACCAGTGTGTTTACATTCACTCAGTCACACAGTATTACCACCGAAGGCCGACTGTTTATAATCCGATTCTTCTCAGACGAAGTTGACGGAGTATACACAGTATTGCGCATACCAAGTATCAATCAACTGGTTGCTGTGTTTAGCTTTGTTAATGCCAGTCAGATCACAGCCACAGGCGACGGTATTGGATTTGTGCTGCAAACACAACGGGTTAGTCAAGCCAGCGATGTGATTACTTTACCATATGCCAACAGTTTGATTCCGGGCAACAAAGTATGGGTTGATTCTAATGGATTGGGACTCTGGCAAGTATTGGAAAAACAATTAGTTTTCACATCCGGCGCTGAAATAACAGCCACTGTTTCTGAAACTAATAGTCAATTTGGGTACAGTATAGCACAAAACAAAAATAATCTATATGCATTGGTTGGCAATCCGGCATACAATGTAGGTCAGGGTGCAGTATACACTTATGTACGAACAGTATTCAACCCGTTTGGAGAAAATTCCAGTCTTGGAATCAATGCTGTGGATACAGTAGGGTACGGTCATGCTGTAAGCATTGGTAATCAAACTTGGCAAGCAGTGGGTGCACCGGCCAGTAACAATAATCGCGGATATGTATCCACAGTTTATCTAGTACCCGAAACAGATACCTTTTCAAACTCAGTTGTGCTCACAGTTCCTGATCCAATGGATCTAGCATATCCAGCTGAGTTTGGATACAGTGTAGTAATAAGTCAAGACGAACATTGGATGTATGTTGGGGCGCCGGGGATCAACAAAGTTTTTGCTTATGGATTAGTAGAAGTTCAACTGCAAACAGCGACCTATGTAACTGACGGCAGTTCTGTTAATTACAACTATAGCAATTTTGTTGTGATTGATTCACAATACCCCAATCAGCTCACAGTTGTACTGAACAATCAGCTGTTGACTGAAGGGATAGATTATTCATTAACATCAACCAATGTGGTGTTTAATTCCGCACCGCCGGACAATTTGATATTAAAAATCAATCGTAGAACATCAGTAAATTACACAGGTGACGGAACAACTCAATTGTTCTCATTGAATGACTATCTATATACTGCGGTCAACATTTATAGTTTTGGTGTTTTGGTAAATGGCGTATGGCAAAGACCAAATATTGATTTTGAGTTCAATTCAGACAACAGTACCACCGGAAGAGATTTAATATTTTTCACTGCACCTGCTGATGCATCAACCATAACAGTGACAGCAATCAGTTATTACACGTTTGTTGATACACTAGAATTTACCATACAGTTCACAGCTGATATATCTAACAGCACCATGACAGTGACCAGCGTGCCAATTGGATCACCGGCATTGACAGTTGGTATGATACTGAGTGGCACTGATGTTGCACAAGGAACACGCATCACTGCCATGGTCAGCGGTGTTGGTGGAGTGGGTACTTATTTGGTCACTCCTGGCCAAACCACTGCATCAACCAGCATCACTGCTAGATTGCCCGATGACAGTAGATTTGGTCAAAGTGTAAGTTGCACAATTGATGGTCGTCAAATTCTGATTGGCACACCAAACGCACAGACCAATGATCTATTGAATGCTGGTGCAGTTTATGTATATGATCGTTCTGCACAAAACTTTGTGATCACCAACTCAGCACAGACATCTTACACAGTGGATGGTGGTGTATTAGTTAGTCCTACGTTTGTGGCATTGAACAACACATTCTTGCTCAACACTGAAGACAACATAGGTGGCACGTTCTCTGTAAGTGGAGCAACAGTCACCGTGACGGCACCGTTGGCAGTGGGAGATGTATTGCAGATACAACCAAACACATTTAATCTATTACAGATCATCCCAGCCAATACACCAAGTTTGAGCGCAAACTTTGGTGCTGCTGTGGATATATGCCGATACAGTTGCAGCTTGTACACCGGTGCTCCTCAAGATAGTTCTATATTAGCACAGGCAGGATCCGTACAACGCAATGTAAATCAAAGTCGTTTATACGGTACCACTACCAGTCGAAATCCAAATCCAAGACTGCAACCAGGACAAAGTATCAGAATCAATGATCAAGAAGTGATCATGAGCGAACCAACTGAATGGGTAAACACAGTGTCTTGGCCCATTGATAGTATAGTTCAAAACAGTTTGGGCATATATCGATCTACTCGTCTTGTACCTGTGGGAGTAGCAATTACTGATACCAGTTATTGGCAACAAAGTAGTTGGGTAGCCAGCTTGGTCAACAACATTAACTCTTCTGGCATTGCCAATGTAATTGCCAGAACTGGTTTACTTGGAACAGCAACATTTGGATTACTCACGCTGAGTGTGAAGAATGTGTTGGCTGCAGAAACAGCCAATAGACTTACTGTGTTGCCGGGATTGATTGGAAATATGTTCCAACGCTTGGGATTCAATACCTATGCTTACACTCAAACTATTACCAGTCCGGCACCTTCAATAGGTGCGGCATTTGGTGCTTCGTTGAATGTTGATACGTCAGCATTGACACTGACAGTTGGCGCACCAAACGGAAACTTATATCGTCCTAACACATTTGATCAGGGTACCACATACTTTGACGGCCGCACTACCACGTTTAATGGTCCTTTATACCAAAGCGGGGTAGTATACACATATGATTATTTGC